CCACTCCACGCAGAGTTTCCTTTGCGTCCTGTAGACGGGACTTCAGCACATCATTCATCTTGGAGAACACATCAATATCCAACAGGTTTTCCACGATGCCTCGTCTGTCTCCCGCAGGTAGACGCATGAACGGCACATAGTTAGTGGAACCCAAAATCACTACCTGACAAAAAGTCTTGTAGTTCATCTTGAGAACTTGGGTTTCAAGTATTGCTTGGTAGTCTTTGGCATTGGCTGTTTGTTCCACAGGCTTGCCGTTTAGTTCCATTGTGAATACTTTGGGAGCCAGCCCACGAGTCACCTTGTACGAGTTGCCGTTCACGGCGAATTCTATCTCTACAAGGCAGTCCTTGCCGTTGATAGAGTTGACCAATTGTGGCAAGTTCACCCCACGATACGGCTTTCCGTACAGCACAAAAGTCAAGGCATCCAACAGGGTGGTTTTGCCTGCACCGTTTTCACCACAGATCAGCGTGGTTGGATGCTTGTCCAACTTTACCTCTGTGAAAGTATTGCCTGTGCTTAACAGGTTCTTCCAACGGATTTTAGTGAACTGAATCATTGCTGTTTAGTATTTTCCAGTGCTTGTGTTTCAGTATACAGTTCACGCAGCAGCGTCTTTAGACGCGAGGTGTCCACATTCTGTAGCCCATCAATCTCACGATTTATAATCGTAATGGTGTCTTCTGTCAAGTCCACATTCTCTTCGGCTACGGTTTCAGGAGCCAAGTCTTCAATCACCGTTACGGTTTGTGGCTGATGGGAGTACAATGAATCCACGAATTTTTCAAACAGATACGGCTTGGTTTTGGTTTCCACCACAACCCGTACAAACTTGCCCTTGACGCGAGACTCTTCCACTTGGATAGGAGTAGCAGGATCAGCGTCCTTGTCGTTGTATCGGAGTTGTGTAAAGATGGTATACGGATTAGGAATAAACTCCAAGTCGCCCGTATCGGTATCCAACACATGGAATCCCTTCTTGTCACCGTAATCATTCATGGTGATCTGATACGGGCAACCCAAGTAATGCACATTGTCACGGCTATGGCGGCAATGGAAGTGTCCTGTGTACACAGCAGAGTACCGCTTGAACAGGTCAGCATTCATGCCACCATCAAACGGTGTGTTCCGCAGCACATTGAATCCGTGCAATTCAAGATGCCCACACAGGATGTCTGCGGGTGCAGTACGAATAAAATCAAGGCACTCCCCTTCGTTTTCCTTGTTGATCCACGGCACTAGAGCAAGTGGTCTCCCATCAAATTCTTGAACCACAGGCTTTTCGTGTATCACAAACTTTTCTGAAAACAGTTCACGAAGAGAATTTACATTACTGGTGTTCTTGTAGAAAATATCGTGGTTGCCAAGAAGTACATGGAATTCCGCACCCGTCTTTTCTAACCGCTTCACAAAACCTTCACGCACCGCATTCAGGGTTGAGAAATTCACAAACTTGCGGCGATCCAAAAAGTCACCAAGGTGTAGGATAGCAGACGGCTGATGCGTTTCCACCCACGGGAAAAACACGCGGTCAAAAAACCGCATGAAGTGCTCCATGAACACGGGAGAATCGTTTCGTGCCCCGAAGTGGGTATCAGTAATAATTGGCAGTTTCACTTCTTGCCCTTCACCTTTTTCTTTTTCTTGGGCTTGTCTGCTGCTGTCTCTGGTTCTTTCTTCTTTTCAAAATTCTGAATGTCTGTTTCGGTCAGCACCGAAGGCTTGTTGTCTTCACCGCCCAAATAGTTTTCGCGGAACCACTTCTTTAAGGTGGAATCCACATCTGAATTTTCTATCTTCTTGAGTTTAATATACGCCTGCTTCTTTTCTTTTGAAATGCGACGCAGAAAGGCGTAGTAGATGATCTGCGTAAAGTACGAAAACGGATTCTTGGACTTGCGTGGATTAAAGTTGTATGCGTACAGCAGACAATTTTCTATTCCATCCGATATCATTTCTTCACGATACGGATAGTTTATGAAATTGGGCTTGCGTGACAGCCTGTCTGCAATAGCCATGAAACACTCCCCAATATACGAAGTAACGGGAGGGTGTGGCTTGCCTTCTTTTTCAGCGGCTTTCACAAGAATTTTCCACGCTTTCATTTCATCAAAAAAGCGTTTATTATCAATATAGTGGTCTGTCTTTTTTCCCATAATGTCCTTTCATGGCGAATAGTATCACAGTTTCACGCTTTGTCAAGCACCGTCTTGCTGGTTTTCTCCGGTAAGCCCCGGCATATAGTCTTTCAAAAATGGCGACCAGTCATCAATCTTGTTGCCGTAATCAGAACTCTTGGAGCGGTCTTCTGTAGGAGGCTTCCATTCGCTCTTGCTCTTGGACGGCTTTTGTTTCTTTGGCACAACAGGCTTCTTTTTCTTGGGCTTCATCATGGAGTCCATCATTTCTATGTCCATGAAGTCTTCCATGCACTCTTTCAGATAATCAAGAATACCGTTCTCTATCCACTCGTTAATCATATCATTAGGAACCGAGAAACTAAACAGGATTCCCTTTTGCTTGGGCGGGAAAAAAGACGGAAACGGTGGAGGAGGGTTTGCCTTTGGTGGCTTGGGTGCGTTTGCGTCTTCGGGAAAATGGGTCTTTGATTCCTCACCCTGCTTCGGGATTCCCATAGATTCCAACAAGGCATCCAATTTTTTTAACTCTTCTTCTGTTGGCATTGGAAGTGTGGGATCAATATCTGGTTCAATTCCACCTGTTCCGCTAGCCTTGAATTGGTCTTGTGCATCTGATTGAGTAGAATACAGTTTTTCCATGTCAGGATCAGGGGTCAGTTCTAATAGCACAAACGCTCGTGGAATGTCCACCTTGAATTCCACAGCACCCCCAAGCCAATCAGTGAAATATAGCACACTTTTCTTAACACCAGTGAACGGATCAGCCACCACAGAGTAATTAATTCGCATGGGGCGTTCCAGTGTAAACTTGCCGCGAGGACGGGCAGCAATCTTGGCAATAATTTCTTCGCCGCTACGCAGTTTAAACACTCGGAGTTTTGACTTCTTGCCTCTCATGTCTTGCTGCCTCCTATGTCTATCTTGACTACCTTATGCGTAAACCCTTCTGACTCGTAAATTTTTAAACGCTCGCCCATGTGTCGCATTGTGTGATTCATCCACGATTTCCAAGAAAGGTCATCCCCGATATCAAATAGTCTAGCAGTGGACTTGTGTTCGGAGACTCGTAACTGCCTACCAATGCTCTGCAATACTCGTATTCGGGACTTTGAGGGAGAAGCAAACACAATATTGTTGAGTCTGCGTATGGAGATGCCTGTGCTGAATGTTCCATAGGATGCGACGATTACTGCGTCTGATTCCTGTTCCACAATTTTGCGTATCTCTTCTCGCTCGCCCGCTTCAGTTCCTCCGTATACAAAGAAAACTTTACGAGTGGAGCCTACACGCTCGCTCACTAACTTATGTAGTTCTGTGCCGTGTCCCTCAACGAATTGAAATAATACAAGTGTGTTGCCTTTTAATCGCTGACACATATCTGCAATAAAAGCGTTGCGTCGTGGTGACGAAATGATCCACTTGATCTCGTCTTGATATTTTGCTTTCTTGACTGCTTGACGGTCTTCAAGCGGATAGTTTAGAACAAGGCAATCAATTTTTAGATCGCTCAGGATTTTCTTGTCCATGAGTTCTTTGGTCTTGGTGACTTCGTATGCACGACCAAACAGCCCTTCAAGCACAAGGCGATGGGTCTGTGTGCCGTCTAGTGTGCCTGTAGTGCCTACACGGAACGGACAAGTCTTTAGTTTGGTCATAATAGAAGTAAGAGACTTGGCTTTGAACAGGTGTGCCTCGTCGCCAATCACCGCACCAAACTGCGAGAAATACTTTTCAGGCTGCTTGAACACACTTTGCCATGTGGAAATGACCACACGCTTGTCTGTGGTTTTGCTTGCACCTGCAAGAATCTTGTGGCAGTTTTGATTTACCCGCCAGTTGTTGTCGTAAGAGTAGTCTATGAAATCAGACCACATCTGCTCTACCAACGACACCGTAGGCACTAGAATCAGTACTTTTTTGTCTTTTGGAATCTTGTCCAAGTAATAACGGATAAGCGAATAAATGATTAGGCTTTTTCCGCTGCCCGTTGGCGACAAGAGCAAACACCGTTCACCCTCTATGGCATGGTGCACAGCATTTATTTGGTGCTCGTGTGCAGCAGCCTTTTTGCCGTTCACGCACACCTGTAAGAAATCCTCTATAAATTTTCTTACAGCGTCGGGAGTGGTTTTTACCTGATTGGTGGTGGGCATGGTAATAGAGTAACCACGCTCTTCTGCAAACTTTTCAATATAATCTGCCAAGCCACCGTATATTTGCTGCGTGTGTATGTTATACAAGCGTATTTCACCGTTCCACATCTTACTGCGATACGCAGGCATAAACTTGTAACCGGGAACCTTGAATGTGAAATAGTCTGCCAATTCTTTGGCAACACCGCGTTCGCATTGAACGCGAAGCCACACAGAATCAACAATGCTCACATCAAGATCAACCATTATTTCAATACTTCTGGTGTTAGTGTTTCTCCGCTGAAGCGGATGCTTTCTTTACTGCCTAGATCACCACTCCACCCCACAAGGTCTATGCCCGAGTCACGCATCATTTGCAGCCCTGCACGAACAGACGGCTCCCACTTGGGATCGGTTCTCTCGACCAGTCTGCGTAGAGTCACAACTCGTCGTATACCAAATTCCACAATGGCACGAGAGCACTCTGCACACGCTGCCCATGTGCAGTACAGGTGAAGTCCGTCTGTTGGCAACTTGTTTTGCAGGGCTTTGAAAATCACGGAACGCTCGGCGTGTTCTGTGCAGTAATTCTTGGATTCTATTGCTAGGTTGTCGCCTGTTAACCGAACCCGTTGCGGAACCTTGTTCCACGAAGACAAAACTATACCTGCACCCCCCTGAAGCACAAGAGCAGCACCCACCTGTGTGCGTGGATCAGTCGAATGCTTGGCAGCAACCCCCCACACATCCTGTAGGTACATACGGTCAATCCACCAATTACTCATGTCTTCACGAAGCAGATTACTGTCCATTGACAAACTTTCTCCACTCAATGGCATTACGAATCTTCCAATGGCGATTGTTCAACTCTTTGATGATTTCTTCAAGCAGCCCAATCTTTTCTTTTTGGTAGTACACCTTCTGTCGTGTCTTGACAATATCAGGGTCAGCGTTCAGGTACATATCCAAATCGTTGCGGAGAATCTTGAGAGCGAACGGCTCCCATCCTCGCTTCTGTAACTCTTCTTCACTCATCTTGCCTGTATAGTACTCCCACTTGTCACGAAGAGCCACAGCCACATCGTTTTCGTAACGAGCCAAACACAGCCGCTCTTCCATCAGGAAGTTCAGGTACTTGTTGTGGAGTTGTGGAATGCGTAGCGACTCGGCATCTAATGCCGCGTCATCAATACGGGTGTCCCGTTCCAACTCTTTGCGAATGTCGTCTAGGGTCATAAACAAATCTCCATCGGAGGAGTATACACGAGATTCAATGGATGTCAAGACCGAATGTTTATCTAAAATATTAGAGAACCTGTATATCAAAACTGCGATACTTGAAAGTACAGTTTGCAATAAACGGCTCGGGATCAATTACTGTTGAAGTAAAGTCAACGGAAGACAGTATGCGTGGGTAGATATCGTAGAAGGTTACATTCAGTTTAGGATTCTTTGTGGAATTCAGAATCACAAGGTTTGCGGTTGTTACATGAGTATTTGAAGGCTTGAACTCTTGGTAATCGTCAACATTGGTCATGGAGCGTAGCCAATTGAATATTTCAAGGTAATTGCCCAAGTTCTCGTCAATCACAAATCCAAGGGTCAGTTCATCAAAGTCCAGTTTGGACGGACGAGAAATCTGCTGAAAGGGTGTGGGCATTATGACTTCGCTCATGGTCACGGTGGGTAGTGACACACTTTGGCAGAAATACGAAACTTTGGGTAGTTTGGCAATGCTGAACCGATAGTAGGTGGGCAGCAGCGGATTCATGTATTGAGGGTAACGGGACAGAATCCCGTCCTCAATTTCTGAAAGATTGAATGGTTCGCCTTTAGCCATGTACTAGTATTTAGACACCAAAAGAAAAGGGGGAGAGGTTTGAGCCTCTCCCCCAAGTCTTTAGTTTACTTCAACTATTACGATGCAACGCCGTGTAGGTTGTCTACGCGGAAGATGCGGTAGTAACGGTTGACGCGGGCATCAAGGCGACCGTTGCCCTGAGAAGTACCTTCAGCGAAGGGGTTCGCAACCATGCCGTAGCGGGTCTTGAACGCGATCTTGGGCTGGAAGGTGGTGGTGTCAACGGCTCGCATCATCTGTAGTGGGACATAGGGGCAGTAGAATACGCCAGCGTCGTATGGGCTGGTTCCCTTATATCCAACGCAGACAAAGTTAGCACCGCTAGTTGCATTTACGGTGTCGATGTACGGATCAATGTACACCTTGACCTTGCCGTTGAGTGTACCAGCAAAGGTGTTGCCAGTGTCATCAACATCAAGGTTGACATTTAGAGCGGGGCTGATGTTGAGGAAGCCGCCCATTGCGAGAGCAGACGCAACATCTGCCGAGCAGATGATGAAGTTGCCCTTGCCGCGACGGGTATCCTTGGCAATCTGGTTGCACTCACGCTCAATCTGGAACATGAGTCCACGGAACTTCTCAGCACTCCAACGACCGTCAGAGTCCTGAATAAGATCGTATACACCACCTACTGCGCTTGAGCCAGTGAGGGTTAGACCACCAACAACGGTCTTGTAGTACAGATCGGTCTGCTGTGCTCCGAGACGAGCGGTGCGATACAGAGTACGAACCACTTCGCGGTTGATTTCAGACAGAATTTCTGTGCTGAGAATGTTGGCAAGTTCGGTTTCAGCGTCTAGACCGTGAACAGCCTTGAGGTCTTGAGCAAGTTCCACCGAGTAGGAAGCAGCAAGAGCACGGGTCTTGGCTTCTACGGCTACACGCTCAATGCTGAAGCCCATCTGGTTGGGGCTTAGGAGTTCGCCCTGTTGAGCATTGAAACCTGCACCAGTGGTAATACCAACTGTACCAGCATCAAGACCTGGCAAGCCTTGGAACGGATCAAGGAAGAACGATCCAAAGGTCGTACCTGCGGAGGTTACGCTGTTAGCACCAGAAGCGGTGTTGCCGCTGTTGATACCTGAGAACGCAACCTGTGGTTCGTTGAACATGGCTTCTGAACCGAGTGCGGTGGGAGAGGCTGTTGAACCACTTTCAGTTCCGCTGTAGCGGGTACGCATTGCGAAAATTAGACCCGTGGGAGCAGACATTGCCTGAACGCCACAGATATCGTAAGCCATTAGGTTGGGCATGGCACGACGAACCAACTGGATAAGAATTGGATCGTAGCCCTTGATGTTGCCTTCGCCACCAACTACGGGGGACATACCGCCACCGCCAACATTGGTTGGGCCTTCGGCTAGCATCTGCTGCTTGATTGCCTTCTCCTGATTCTCTAGGAGGGTGGCAGTTACCGCACGGCGGTGCGGATCGGTGATCGCAGCCATATCGCTGTGATCTAGAACGGGCTTCCACTTGCGGAGAGCCTGCTCGGTTAGAATGTTGTTCTCTTCCATTTTAGTGACTCCTTTGGTTGTTTAACAGTCGGAATTGACTGGAAAGTGTTAAGAAAAAAGTGAAATTAGTCCTTGCTCTTGCTCATGGACTTGAGGTAAGCCTCCATGAGCGGAGAGGTTTCGGAACCTTCCTCGTAAGACTCCTCAAGGGACTCTTCTTCGGTGGCGGTTTCGGTTACGGTTCCGAGTTTCTCAATGTTCTCGCGGAGAACAGCGAGTTTCTCGGCAAACTGCTCAACAGAATCAAATTCCACGCTCTCAGCGAGTTCGCGGAGTTTCTGAGTCTCGGTGTCGGTTAGTCCTTCTGCCATTTCGCGGAACAGGAGTTCGCAACGGAGTTGTTCGCACTCTTCGTTGATCTCCATGTTCTTGGCAACCTGACCGTCTAGTTCGCTCTTGAGGCTCTCGTAGTCCTCAACAGTGGACTCAAACAAATCAAGTTTCTCTTCGGGAATTTCAATGTACGACTCGGCAAACACGCCCTTGAGACGCTCAATGAATCCTTCGGTGATCTCGGTGCGAAGACCGTTGCTGACAGCCAAACGGTTCTCCTGCATCCACTCTTCCACCACATAGTTGAGGTACTCATCAATACGCTCAACCATTTCTTCGGTGACGGCGAGAGTGTGCTCTTCTAGCAGAGTCTCGTACTTGGCTTGAATCTCTTCCTCAATCTCGTTGGTACGAGACGCAAGGTGAGCCTCAAACAAGGTAGCGGCTTCGGTCTTGAAGTCTTCGCTGAGTTCCTTGCCAGCGAACAAGGTTTCAATGCTCTCCTTTGCGGAGATTTTCTCTACCTTGCCGTTGGCATTGCTCTTCTTGGGGGTGATTGTGCCACGATTGTACTTGTCGTCGCTGATTTCCTTGCCCTTGTTGTTCAGGTCAACAGCGTTGCCAATGTTGGCAGTCTTGCCGTTGGCAGTCTTGTACAGTTTGGGAGACGAGAAAGCGTCTTCCTTCTCAATGTACTTCTTGCCCTTGAGGTCGGTCATGCTCATGGCATCAACCTCAGAGGCTTCCTTCATGGACTTCTTGGACGGCTTCTCGTCCTCTTCTTCGTCCTCGTCTTCTTCCTCTTCGGAATCCTCTTCCTCTTCTTCGTCCTCGTCCTTGCTCTTCTTGGAGAACTTCTTGTACTTCTCGGGAGAAGCGTCGTCATCCACATAGGTGCCTTCTTCTAGGTCTTCGCCCTCTACCTCTTCCTCGACCACTTCTTGCTCGTAGCCCTCTTCCTCGGCTTCGGTAGCCTCGGTGGGTTCTTCGGTGGGTTCGGGGTTTTCCGCAAGGAAACCTTCGCCTAGAATTACCTTCTTGATGACATCTTCGATCTTTTCGTTAGCCATGACTGGAGTTCTCCTTTAGAATATATGTAGACGCTTCAGAGTTTTGAGATGAAGTCTTTGAACAGGTTCATTGCCTGTTCTTCTAGTTTGCGGGACGGGGTATTTTTGATTACCTTCTTGTACTGCTCAATAACTACGGGCTTGAGAACCCCATTGTCCCAAATCCATTCCTTGCCTTCCATGATACCGTTCACAAACGCATTGGGTGCGGAGGGATCAGCCACCACATCCACTGCTGCAAGCATGAAGTCCTCTTGCACCACATTGACTCCATCCTGTTCCTTGAGGCTGCCCATGCCACGAGAAGAAACGCCTAGTTTGGCTCCTTCGTCAATCAGATTCTTTACAATCTTGCCGTAGGGGGTGTCCATGATCTTGGCTTCACCAATAATCTGCTTGCCGTCTACGGACAAGTTCTTGATGATGTGCGACACACGCTCTAGGTTCACGGTTGGACCTTCGGGATGCCCAAGTTCACCCATTGCACGGTTCTGCTTTACATACTCGTTGTTGTAGCGACCAATCTCTTTCTCCATGATTTCACCGGGATACACACGACCGTTACGGTTCTTGGTATCCGATTCCATAAATACACCCTTAATGAAATAATTCTTCTGACCGTTCTTTTCTTCGGTCAAGACTTGGATTTCACTCTGGGTTGTTTCGGTAATGAGTTTCATGGATCAGTATCCGTCTGACTCTACGGCAGAACCAACTGGACCTTTAGCCTTTCCACTCTTTTTGGAAACACTCTTGGTTTTTGTAGCCTTATCGTCTTCCGCCTCTTCGTACATGGACGGCTTTTCGTTCTTGGTCTTCTTCTTGGTTTCTTTCTTGTCCTCGCCGTCTTCACCATCGCTGTACATTCCCATCTTCTTGTCTTCGTTGAAGAGGGCTTCAGCAAGACCAACACGCTCTTCGTCTAGCAAGAGCGAAGCCTTGGCGTATAGGGCATTGAAAACGCTTTCCTTAGCGTCCACATAGTTCTTCTCTAGCAGGGCTTTTACGATCTTTTTGTTGATGTCCATAGGTTCTCCTTGTCAGACCTTATTTATTTAGTATTCGCTATTTTTCTCGCAAATAAAAGCCGTTTGAAATATCATTCTTTGGGATTTCCAAACTCGTCCTCGTCCTCGTCGCCACCCACGATTTCACCAATTGTTACCTCTGGTTCAGCGGCAGGAGCAGCACCTTCAGGGGCAGCACCGCCCGCAGCAGGAGCACCACCAACCGCCTCAACAGGGGTCATTTGCCCTTCGGGAGCCACAATCTTACCCTCTGCCATTTCACTTTGGATAGCCTTGTCAATCTCCTCAATGTCTTCCGCAGTCTGCTTTAAAATATGCCGACGCACAAAATCGCGGGAGTAGTACTTGCCCACAAAGTCTTCGGCATCCCGTGCAGTCTGTAGACGATCCTTGAGCACTTCGCTTTCCTTGAGTTCGCTGAAGTGGGAGTCCTTATTGAACTTGAACGCAATCTTGGGTTCAATATCCGCCCACTCGTCCTCACGAATAATACCTTTGAGAACCAACTGCACACGCAGCAGGTTCAAGAATATTTCAGAGAACTTCATGCGGAGGCGTTCCACAAATTTGAAGAACTTTACTTCGTCACGGCTAATTTCAGACGCACGACCAATGTTGAAGCCTGTGCTTTCCTCTAGACGAGAAGTGGGCACATTAAGGGACTGGAACAGTTTCTTTTGGAAGTATTTCACATCTTCCATTTCACCAAGATTCTGACCGCCCTGTAGTGTACTGACTTCTGTGCCTTTGCCGCCTTCACGACGAGGCATCCAAAAGTCTTCCAACATGGACAGGTGCTTGCGACTGTCGTTCATCTCGCCTGTATTGGGATCGTACATGAGTTTGTTACGATACCGCTGCATAAGCCCACGCACATACTCTTCAGCCTTCTGCTTGGGCAAATTACCCACATCCACATAGAAAATACGGCGTTCAGGAGCACGGGCTAGACGGTAGATAATTACCGCGTCCTCAATCATACGCAATTGGTTGAGTGCCTTGATTGCCTTGTGCAGATAGCCGAGAATCTTCTTGCGACGAGAATCGTACAATCCGCTGTGAATAAAACAGATGGCATCAGGATTAATCTTGAGTCCATCCAAAGTCATGGTGGATGAAGCCTGATCTTGTTCGCTGTAGATGTAGAACTCTTCTATTTCAGAAACAAGATTCACACCAAGTGGAGTGTTTGCCATTTTGCCACCGCTGGTGTTTGCGGTGAGCGGCTTCTTCTTTATTTTGCGAACCTTACGGATTCTGGTTGGATCAATTGGACGCAGTTCAAGAATGCCCTTCTTCTTGTTCTTTTCGTCAATAATAATATGGTAATACAAACGGCTGTCCACATACCACTTGCGGAACACTTCGTATCCACGACGAGTAAAGTCTAAAAGATTTAGAACCTCGTGGAACTCGTCTTCAATCTTGTCTTTGATGCTCTTGTTCTGCTTGACTGCCGACACATCAATCTTGACTGCATCCAAAGTGTCATTGTAGACAATGCTCTCGTTACAAATATCTGCAATAGCACTTTCACACTCGGGGTGGAGTGCCATTTCACGATACTTGTAGATGAGTTCAATGTCTGATTTTACAGAGCCGTCAAAGTCAACATACGCACCAAAGTAGCCGCCCACCTCAACAGGAGTGGCTCCGTCATCGTAATCGGGGGGCACAAAAGAAACGGGCTTCTTGAGGAGTTCCTCCGCAGAAGCCGCGTCCTTGCCATCCTTTTTACCGATGCTAAAGCCGAACAGGTTGATAGCCATAATATAATTACCTTTTCAAAAGGGCTTCAGAAGCCCTGACCGAAGTTGATACCAAGACCTTGTAGTACGGCTCCTAGACCGCTGCCACCAGTAGCGGGAACTGCTGCTCCGGGAGCGGCTTCCCACCACGAGTAGTTTAGAGTGACTGGGAATTCAGCAATTTGGTCATTGTTCTCGTAGGAGAGATCAATGCTGCCCACATCGCTGGGGAAGCAACCAATGAAATTGTAGGTACGCACAGCCTCACCGTCACGATGGAGTTGAGTAACCGACCAAGTGGGCATGAACTCCATGAAGTTACGGGGAGCAGTATTGGCAGTGTGCTGATTGAAAATGGCACTCCAAGCCTCAAACGCCGAACGGAGAGCGAGGTTGGTGTCAGAGATCACAGTGAGTGACCAATCAGCAAAGGTGCGATCACCGGGTAGTTTGATGCGACGACCACGATACGGAACTTCAATGGTTCCGATGGACGAAGCCGGAATCTGTGCAGCCTTTACCAAGAAAGAAATTGCTCGGTTGTCTGCGTATCCTGGAATTGACCCGTTAACTACGAATAGATTGGTACGAGCACCACCGCCAGCAAAGGCGTTTACGAACCCTGAAATATTGTTAGTTGGTTCTACTGGCATTAGGACTTACTCCTTTTCTCTCTTATCTATACGATCAGCCGCCAACTTCGCTGAAGTTTACGCCAGTCTTGGTGGCAATAAAGTTCAACTGGATGAAGTTGATGCTGCGGGTGGGCTTGACGAAGATATCTGCAACAAACTCGTTGCGGTCAATGACTTCGCCTGTGTTATTGGTTTCATCGCACACCACCTTGAAATCGGTGATGCCACGACGCTGTTGAACCGTCTTGAGGAACGGAACCACTAGATTCTTGAATTGAGCACGGGTGAACGCATCGTTCTGCTCAAACAGGAAGAACTTGCTAGCGGTGGCAATTGCCTTCTCAAGAATGATGAACAGGCGACGAACATTGATACGGTCAAATGCAGAGGGCTTGGTTTGCATGGTCTTGTCGCCATACAGAATTACGCCTTCTCCTGGGAATGAAACCACAGGGTTGATTTGACGAGTATACAGTTCATCACGGTGGGCTTCGCTGGACGGGTTGTACGCCAACTTGACCACGCTCTTGACTTGTCCACGATTGAACCCTGCGGGCGAGAACCACGCTTCGTTGGTAAACTCGGTACGAGCCACTAGACCTGCAATATCAGCGTTGAGAGGCACTAGACGAACAAGGTTGTTGTAGGTGTCTAGTTGGTACTTCCAACCACTATCGGCAACAGCGTAAGAACTATTCACATTTAGTGTGCTGTCACGGAAAGTCTTGATTGCATTAAGTGCTTCATATGGCTGTTTGTTCTCTATATCGCTCTGTGCAGGAGACACAAATGCCATGCAGTCAAGACGCTTATCGCAAATCTGCTGAATGATGAGTTGTTCAAGAGTCGCAGAAGCGTTTCCTGTTGGAAGCAGAGACACATCAACGGTATCTGCGTCTTGGAACAGGCTCCATCCATTTGACCAACGCTCACTATCGCTTGGTGCAACTGATGCGGCACCAGTCAATCCTAGAGAGTTTACTCCAGCACCAACAGCCGATGCGGTGCTTAGAGCAGACCCAACTGGTGTTGAAAAAGCAGAAGACGCAGAAGTTGCTGTGTTACTATTCAATTCTTGAGATAGTGACCAAACATAATCAGACTGATCGTTGATTACGGTTCGGTAGTAGTTGCTGCTACCATCAAATTTACGAGCATCAAAAGCACGAGACAAGCCCTCAAACTTCTCAAGCAGATTGTTGGCAGTGCCTGTCCACTTTCCGTCCTTATCAAACACCAACACATTCACTAGATCGCCGTTTCCACCAGCATCACTCGCGTAATTAGTGGTTGTTGCACCTGTAGACACATACTTGGCGTATGCACTCTTAATATTGAAGGTGTTGCCAGCAGCCTGTGCTCTGGGTAGCAAAGACGACAGATTCAAGCGAATTGCCGCAGTTACTCCGGTTGCTCCACCGTAAGAAGCACTAGTCGCATTCCATCCGCTTGTTACACCAAAGAAATCACTAAATGTTGGAGTAACTGTTGTCCATGTTATGCTAGCGGGAGCAACAGTAGTTCCTCCGTTTATTTTCTGAATTCCAGACACTGTTATGGTTGTTCCGTCTGCAAAAACTATATCGTCACCAACTGAAAAATATTTTGTATCTGCACTACTTCCAACATACAGGTCTATGCAGGTGGCTCCAAGAGCAGAAGCATATCCTAGTGATGCACCAGTCAGTCCGTTTCCGCTTGTAAGTACAACCTTTAGGCTGTTTCCAAGAACACCTGGGCATTTGGATGCAAACAATACTCCGTTGGTTGCAGGAGCGGAAGCACTAAGACCAGCACTTGCACCAAAGTTAGTGGAATTGTTAATGACCAGATTGTTTGCACCAGTTGCACCTGCTTTTGTAACATTGGAATTGTAAGAGCCGCTACCCACAACACGCACAACCTTCATGCTGTTGCCGTACTGTAGGAAGTTGGCAGGGGTGAAGAAGTCCACATAGTTGGTGTTGTCGGGCTTTTGGAAAATATTTGATAGTTCACGCTCGTTGGCAACAGTCACGATCTCGTTGACTGGCCCCCAGTGGAAATAACCCGCAAAGCCCCCAGGAGTGGTGGCTACAGCAGGAATGATTGTGGTCAGGTCGATTTCTTTGATGCTTACGCCGGGGCTTACTCTAAATCCCATTGGTGTGTCTCCTTCGTCTGTGAAGCACGGGGTGTGGTGTCGTTACTTCTACTTGTATGTATTATTTGGATTTTTCCTGTGGCTACGCCACGAATCCTTATATTTAGCCCTGCCAGTCTCCCCAATTCCAAACCGTCCCACTGCTGTCTGTAAATCCTGTGGGATCGCTGCCGTCGTCTACGAAGCCAAAAGGGGTCATTTCTTCTTCCAAATTTTTCATTTGGTCTTCGTACAGGTCTTTTCGGATGTCGCTGCCTGTAATATCTTTGAAATACGCTTGAGTGGTTAGCCACCCAAACAGCACCAGAGTCATTACCAAATCGTCGTGGTGGTTGTCTTCGGCTTCAAACGAGTCGCCTTTAGACACAAAAGTACACAACTCGTCCACCACACCAAAGTCTTCCACTATGAGTTTGGTGTCTTCAATCAGGTTTTTTAGAATAGCACACCCAATACGCTTCACGGCAGTAGAGGTCTTTACGCCTTTCATAGCCGATCCACCACGACCAAACCCGCCGTTCACAACCTGCCCTTTGCGTCCCTGCATCTGCACATACACAATATTGTCGTATTCCAAATCGTCGTGCAGAATGTCTGCTACCTGTTGACCAATATCGTTGATCTCCACCAGCACATACGCATTATTGTACTGCCGTGCTATGGGGTAAATGGCATTAGGATACAACATGGGAGCCAATTGGTTGTTTCGGAATGTGGCAACCACTCGGTACGGGATTTGGGTCACATCAACCACAGTGAATGCGTGGTAGTCTTGCCCTTGCCCCCGCGAGGTGTCCACCACAATCACATATTTGTGTCCTGCTTCGGGGCGAACATACACACGCAATCCCTCTGCATTAAAATATTCAGGAGTACGGTATGCCATGCACTTTAGTTTTTCGGGGTGAATAAGCGTGTGTACCGAACCCAAGAATTCGGTTTCAAACTCGGTACGGAACTGCTCTTCGCTGGTGTTGGAGATGGTTTGCTTTTTCCACTCTTCATCACGACCCGGCACATCGCTCCAGTGTACTTCAATAGGGTAGTACTCGTTCTTGCCTTCTTCTCCTGCCCGTTTGTTGGCGTTTACCCATATGCGGTAAAACATGTTCAATCCTTTGGGCGTGGACACAATAATAACTTTGGTTTCTTTACCGCTGGTAATGGTTGGATACACGGACGAGAAAAACTCTTCAGCCACATTCTGCGGCACATACGCAAACTCGTCCAACATGATGCAGTTGTATGAACCGCCACGAACAGCGGACGATGAAGTGGCTGCTGCAAGCACTTTAGAGCCGTTCTCTAACACGATTGAGCCTTTGTTCCACTCTACCACTCCCTGCTGCAACCATATGGGTAGGTACTCATACGCTAGTTTCAAGCGTCCCAGTAGTTCACGGGCTGTGGCTAGTTTGTTAGCCAAGATAGCCACACTCATGCTTTGGTTGAACAGGATATAGTGCAGCAAGAACGAAATCATGGTTGTGGACTTACCGCTCTGACGAGGCATCTTGCAGATCACGAAGCGGTTCTTGTGAACGGCTTGAATCATGTCCTCTTGGAATTCATACGGCTCAAACGGCACCAAGCCCTTGTCAAGCGACACAATTTTTACATAGTTCTTGATGAAATACAGCGGATCTTGAGAGCACTTTACATACTCTTCAATCTGCTTTTCTGAAAAGTTTATGTTTACGCCTTCTGCTTTCAGATTGGCGTTTCCAAGATATTTTTGGCTTTTGCTCACGGTTCATCCTCTACCTTTGCATCAATAAACGCTTTTGTGCTGGAACGAGCAGAGTTTATGATGTCTTGCAGATCACGAGTAGACCCCACATAAATGGCATTGTTTGTGGTGTGGTTGTTTGTTGTGCTATTTTCGGTCTTGCGGATGCCCTTGATCTTGTCATGGATATCCAACAGATCACGATTAGTTTCCGAAAGGGTCTTTATCATTTGGGCTACCACTTCATACGCACGAGGCGAGTCGCCTTCTTGGGCTACAGCAATAACACCATCCAAAGCGTTCTTGCCTGCTTCCACCAGTTCACGAAGGTTTTTACGAGCAGTTTCGTAATCGTGCTTCAGGTCTTTTTCAAGGTACTCGTCTGATAGAGGAGGAGTCTCTATCTTGACCATAGGCATAGGAGCAGACTGCACAATAGCCTGTGGTTCGCTCTCGCCTGTACTGCCAACGCCCAATACGCTTTCAATATGTGAAAAACCATCACCCATAAAAACCTCTCAATCAACTAGGATACGGCGGTGCTGTGATCCCCATGTTTCCAAACCACTCAACTGTTACGCCCCGTGCAAGAGTGGAGCCGCTCTGATACTCGTAAATTTTGGTGTACGGGGTGTAGTTATACTTGCTGGAACTTGCACCACTTGGGCCTGTGATGCCTGTAAATATCTTGGTTGCCAACCCAGTAACTCCCGCCAGAGTATTGCCTGCGGTAAAACTTGGGAAATAGTTGAAATCGTAAATCTTGGTATCGGTCTTGCGAATTTCCTTGTAACTCCGAACATTACCAAAGATGTACGACTTCATGGTGAAGTTCAGCGTGAAAATAATGCTGCGTCGAGACTGGAAATCGCCTTCGTAGTCTTCTTCAGAACTCACAGAGTTCAGGTAGATGGGCACATCTACCTTTGTATTCACATCGTCAAAATTCACAGTAGCCACAAACTCAGGAGCAAAATACGGTAGTATTTGTTCAACAATTTGCAGCCCGTCGTCCATGTTTCGGGTGTACACATACAGCCCAAAATCAATGTTGTACGGTACTTCTGCAAATGTGTATTTCATTGCTGATGTTTGGGTATCACGAACCACATTTCGTTGCATGCTGTTTCGCTTACGAGCAGGATCGTATGCAAACCCTGTGATTTCAAATGCCATGCGTGGCAGGGTAATCTGCATAGGATTCTGTAGATACGGATCGCCTGCTAGACGCACCTTGTACTTTTCTTTGGGAGCGTATGCAAGAGGAACTTCAATATATTCTGTGCCGTTGCTGGTGGCACGAGAAATCTTGATTTGGTTGAACAAGGCACCAAATGCCACCACCATTCGCCTGATGGATTGGTTATAGAACTGCGTAAACATTAGTACAGCCCTTCAGAGAACGGGTCTTTCTCGGTAAAATCAAAAATATTGTCCCTGTTGGCTTCAAGATCAAGTGCCTCGTTGTCTTGAATATTGGAGTTGGTTGTTCGGGTATCGGTGTCGGCAATAGCAGTAATTGTGTAACCAACTGTGCTTGTGGTGCCACGAACCACATCACCTACTTCAAAAGTGCCCTTGTTCATATTCACAACCAAGTAGAAAGGAGCGGTTCCGTTTGGATCAAACTTGGCATCCACTCGCCCAATTGCGTGTTTGTTGTCTGTGGTTCCAGCGTAAACTTCTTCTCCCAAAACATAACTTCCACTTCCACTGTTTATGTCTATGGTTAACTGCTTCTTGTAGGTTGCTATAGCAGACACCGCAGCGTCCATATCACTTTCGCCTGTATCAATCTCTTCTTGTGTGTACTTGAAGGCTTCACAGTACAATTTGAAAGAGTATCGCTGACCGAGTGGATAGAAAGGATTGTCGTGTTCCACAAACTTGATTTCAAACATATTATACGGATAATCAAAGTAAATAATATCGCCTTCACGGGGGCGACCCAAATCTCGGATAGTCTGGTTGTGGCTCATTACCTCCAAGAATCGCCTCTTGGATACAATGAATGTACAGTTCTCTCGGATATCCAAACCAAACCGAGTCATGTCGCTTTCGCCGTCAAACCCTTCAGCATTTTCCATGTACATTTCAATACGGTTAGCGTCTTTGAACTTGGATACCTCTTCTCCGAGAATCTTGTCCTCTGTGACCGTTTCTCGTGGAATGTATATCATCTCGTGACCGTGAATCTTGATGGCTTCGGTCGTGAGTGATTCTAGTAGGTTCTGCTCACCTACATTGTTCCTACGAAAATACGGGTTTACTGCCATGCGTTATCCTGTAATAAAATCGGGTGGCAACTGGTAGCGTGTCTCAATCTCTTCTTCTAGTTTAGCAATCTGCTCCAGTGCTTCTTCATATATTTTTGTGCCATTAAAAGTCACATTTCCGGGAAGTGGCATGCCTTCGTACTTGGACAGATTAGTGCCCCATTGCTTTTTGATGAGTGCTGTTGCGTATCGTTTCAGCCATATATCATTGTATATTTCTTTCACGGTTTCTGGATTATTAGATGAATACGCCTCAATCATTAGATACATTCCTGCCTGTATATCGGTAGTGGTGGCATCAATATACAGTTTATTACTGACACGATTAAATCGAATCTGCTTTTCGGGATCAAGCAACTGCTCCAACATTTCAATATACTGCATGGTGGACACATAGTAGTTCAGATTGGTCTGCCCTGTACGCAAACCGTAAAAATCGTTAAGTGCCAACTGGTAGCGAATGTTGAAGATGTTGTGGGTGGAGATATTGAACCCCATGTGAAAAATACGATTAATGGTCAAGATAGACGGATCAATAGGATCGGTATCAATCCACTTGCGGGCAATGTCTTGTGCTGTAAGTGCGTAAGTGTAGTACATCTTTTGCCCACCGTCGTGGTGAAAGTTGGCAAAATACGACAACGCCTCGTCAATACGGTCTTCCACCTGTGAGTCTTCCACATTGACTTCAATAACAGGTTGTCCGAGTGCCCGTAGGCAGTAGTCTTTAAATTCTTGACGAGTTTGTGGGCGAGCCATGCAGTCTCCTTTTTTGAGTATTTAGGAGCGTGGCGTTTTGCCTAGTCTCCGTTTTCAGCCTTTAGTCTTTCCACTAGCAAGGCTAGTTCAGGCTCGCGGGCACACCACCGATCACAGCCAGCGTCTTGTTTTTTCAGGTATACGGTATTGTCTCCGTCTGTAATATAGTGCCGCACGCCCTGCTCGTATACCCGTGTGTGGAATCCAAACGGAACAGAGTAATCACCACACACTTTCAAAAAATCATCCCACGAGTACTCCCGCCCGTTGAGAATCACTTTTGAGTTTCCATAATGTATAAGGGATATAGCCATAGATTACGGAACGGTTACTATTATTTGTTGTTCTGTGCTGATGTTCCAGTAGTTTTCTGGAGAACGATTGGTTTTTGTTATGGAAGACATTGGCGAGATAAACAGCGATTCGTTTCCAGTAGTAGCCAATTTGCTAACAAGTGCGGCTCCTGTTGGTCCATAAATTCGTTTCAGATTGGTGAAGGACGACTGCGAATCAATAGTGTTGTTGATTGTGGTGAACTGCGAAACGCTATTGTTAAAATATGCCAATACATCTTTGTATAGATTCACAGCCGCAGCGGTGGCAAAAGTGTAATAGGTTCCGTTTGCGTCTGCAATAGAAACATCTGCTGTACTGCCTGCCACGATTATGGAATCGTATATATTCTTCAGGTAGTTTAGATTGGTTTCTAGTGGAGTGTAAACAAACG